TAACGTGTCGAGAGTTGACGTTGCCCCTATTATATGATTATAAATAATAATCACTGTTGTTTTTTCAGCTCTCGACCTCTAAAAAAACAATTTCACTACAAAGATAACTTATTTTTCAATACAAAGTACTAAATCTTTAAATAAATTCTACTTTTCCGGCATTGAACTTTATAATTTATTTTGCATCTGGTTCACTTTTTTGAATTGCGCAAATAAGTAAGTTATGGGCAATGCCAGCAGACCGCCTACCATAAACGAGCCTGACTGACAAATTCCTCATATCTTTTATTTTGTTTGTTAAAGTATTCCTCATCAATTTCACAACCAACAAAGTTTAGCTTGTATTTATTGGCACTTATTCGGCTTGAACCACTACCTAAATGAGTATCTAAAACTTTTGAGCCTTCCTCTAATTTTGAAAAGTTGTAGCAAAAATCATATAGCTCAATCGGTTTTTGAGTTGGATGTATTTTATTAGTATTGCCATACGCTTCAACTCTACTCATTCTAAATGCTTTTGCAGATGTATCAAATGAAGTCCAAGCAAACTCAAAATCTGCACCGCTAAACATTTGTATTTTATCCCAAATAATCATCCCTTTTGTTGATGGTAAATTGTCTAAAAAATAGTTGCCACCCCAAATAATTTGATTTTTAGAAACTCTAAATAATTCAATCCAAAATTCATCAGTTGGTAAAATATCCCAATCAACGTGCCTTTCAGTTCTTACAAATTTGCTTCCTCTTTTTTCGCCACTTAACAAACTATGTCCTATTCCGTAAGGCGGGTCTATACAAGCCAAATCGAAGTATTTATCAGGGTAATGCTTCATCAATTCAATGTTATCCATCAAATACACTTCCGATACCAAAGGCACTGCACCTAACAAGGTATTGCCAAAAGTGGGGCTTTCGTGCTTTCTATAAACTTTTGTATCTATATTCATCTTTTGTACTTTTAATTAACTTTTGTGGTTTAATGCCCCACCTTCGGCAATACCCGACCGTTACCAGCAATGCCAGAACCGACACCGCTAAAACAACCGCAGTTGTGATTTAAAGTCATTAAAACGCTTTTCTTGTTTCTCATAATATTCTTTATCTATTTCAAACCCAACAAAGTTGAAACCGCCTTTATACGCTGCAATTCTACTGCTTCCACTTCCTAAATGAGTATCTAAAATCAAATCATTTGGCTTTGCGTAATTGTGAAGTAACCAATCGTATAACTTAACAGGCTTTTGAGTTGGGTGAAAAACTTTGTCAGTTCCTTTTGCCATAAATCCTTTATCCAATCCGTGACACCTTGAAAATGTTTTAATACTTACGTCAAAAGAAGTCCACATTAATTCGTTATTTACACTCGTAACTCCTTCGCCTTGTTTATCCCAAACAATCCACCCTCTACTAACTGGCAGTTTTTCAGCAAAATAATTCCCACCACAAACGATTTGATTTTTTGATACCCTTAATAACTCATTCCAATATTCATTTTCAGGTCTAAATTTATCCCACCTTTTTTCGTTGTATAATTGTGCAAATTTATTGCCTTTGTTTAAGCTACTTGTTGTGCTTATTTTGCTATCTATCCCATAAGGCGGGTCAACTATTGCCAAATCAAAATGGTTATCGTTAAAGCGTTTTAATGCCGTTACACAATCTTCCAAATAAACATCCGAAGAAAGCACTGCTGGTAACAGTGGTTTTGTGCTATTGCCTACTTTTGGTTTAACTGAAAGGTCGTTTATATCTTCAAACATCTGTCTTAAATTTAAAGTTAGTGTGTGTTTTTTCGGCAACAGCACAAAGCCACAGGACGTTAGGTGCAATGCCAGCGGACACCCTAAAACATTCGGAGTTGACTGACAAAGTCTTTAAAACGCTTTTCTTGTGCTTCATAATAATCTTTATCAAGTTCAAAGCCAGTAAATGAATATCCGTTCTTTTGGCAAGCTATCCTACTGCTTCCGCTACCTAAATGTGTGTCTAAAATCAAATTGCCTTCCTCCGCAAATTCTTTTAAAATCCATTCATAAAGTGATATTGGCTTTTGGGTTGGATGCACTCTATCAATATCGCCTCTTTCCTTTGCGTTTCCACCACTCCAAAATCTTGAATATTTTTTTACCACCTTATCAAAACTACACCAAGCAAGTTCTCCATCGGCATAAGAGTTGTCTCCTGTGCCTTTATCCCAAAATATCCAACATCTTGAAGGTGGTAAAAATTCAGTCATATAATTGCCACCCCACACAATTTGATTTTTAGATACCCTAAATAGTTGTTCCCAATATTCAGCAGTAGGAATAGCGTTATCCCAATCATTTACTTTGTGGAATTTACTTGGCTTTTTCCTTGTCCCACTTTGGAAGTTCACACTACCTGCACCAATCCCATAAGGTGGGTCAACAATCGCAAGGTCAAAGTAATTATCTTCAAAGCGTTTTAAAGCCTCTACACAATCCTCATTATACACCACAGAAGGCACTGCACCTAACACGGTATTGGCAAAATTGCCGTTCTGTTTTTCAATTAAACTTTCGTCCATAATTTCAACTTTTGTTTTTCAATTTAGCTTTCTGTTCGGCAACTTCGCCAATACCCATACGTTATACGCAATTTGTTTTAATTTTTTTTTTGCCACCCTCAAATGATTTAATGATTTAATTACGGCTTCTTGAATATGTAAACATTTTGATGAACCTTTGCAAGTTTACCATTCTTAAATCCACGTTCTAATGTCATTGCTTTAGTTCCAACGGGTTCAATCAATATCAATTCATTATACAGCTTCATTCCAGCTTTGGCAAATGCTTGTTTGGTAATTCCTGTAAAGTCCTTCTGATACCCTTTGTTATCTCTCAAATCACCAACAACAAACACGGCATATCCTCCCCGTTTAACTAACTTACAACTCTTATCAATTATTGAATTGTATTTAGTAATAAATGCTTCATCATTCATATTGCTTAAATCTTCGGGCAAATCGCTATAAACTTCTAAATTCATATATGGCGGACAGCTAAACAATAAATCAAATTCAATATTCCATTTAGCGTCTAATACTTGCTCACTATCTCCGCAGTACCATTGTGGTTGATTGTTTACTTCAAGTATTTCAATTGCCTGTTCTCTATTGCTTATACATTGCTCCTCTCTCAATTCAATACCTGTGTATTTATAGCCCAAATAATTCGACACAATTCCACGAACCGAACCACCAGCGAATGGGTCAAGTATTAAGCCACCATTAGGGCAGAACCATTTGTAAATTATCTCACAAATTACAGGGTCGAATATTGATGCAGCGTGTGATAACCCAACACTTGCAAAACCTTCAAAATCTTTCATATAACTATAATCTTTCACATCTCGACCTTTTACTCTTAATTCAGAATGTGTATCTCTACCAAGTTCTGATTTAATACCGAGCTTCATCCATTTGCGTTTAAGCTGTTGCCACTTTGGGTCACGCTTACTTAATACTGTTGTTGGGCATAGCAAATATTTATCCGCTAAACTCAATTTCTTTTTTATTTCATTTCCAAATAAATCCATAATATTAAATTTAAAGAAACAACTACCCATAACAGCACCTAACCAAAAGCAGGGGTTTACTGCTCCTAAGATAGTTTTGTGGTGTATTGAAGTTTCGTGCTTCCATTGTTGTTTTGTGTTTAAAATCCCTGCCTTCGGTTAGCTGCATCACGTTATATCGATTGTTTAAAATAATACACCAACATACAAATTACCGTTAAAACGATTACCATGTTAGTTAAAATAGTAAATTTAAGGCTTTCAATTCTGTTTTGTAATTTGTCAATTTCTGAATCTTTGCCTTTTAACTCAAATTCAAGTTCTTTGATCTTTTTTGAGTAACTATCCATCAAACAACTACTTACCTTAATCTGGCTGTTTTTCTCAATTACAGATTTTTCGGATTCTAATAACTTGTTTTGCAAATCCTGTTTTATTTTCTGCATGTCTTTAACTTGTTCTTCTAACGTTTCAATTCTGTGATCTTTTAAATCTTTTGATGTTATTGCCATGATTAATTTATTTTTGGTTCTTTAACTCTAAACTTATCAACAGCTCCATGATACATTTTTCTTTCTTCATTACCATTCCAACTTGCAATTATATAGGAAAAGTCTTCAGCAACTTCTTTTACATAAACAGGCCAAACACCAAATCTATACATTGTAGTATTACCTGCTTTTACTTTATGCTTATCCCAAATTACCTGACCTGGTTTTAAATTTTTAATTTGTGCCATTTTTTTGATTTTTTAAATAGTGTACCGGAATACACTCTAATTATTTAATTATTTTCTGCTTCAAAATCTTCTTTAGTTGCCGGTTCTGATTTGCCTTTTATTTTGTTTTCAAAATCTGACAAAGTCATAAAAATACGATCTGGTTCATCTTTACTTTTTACATAATCTACAAAGCTATCAGCGGTGTAAACTTTAGTTCTTGATAACCAACTTTGAAAGGCAGCATCAAAAGAATTTATATTACCTGTCATATTTTTGAAGTTGTGTACAATCGTAAATGTAACTCCGTTGGATAATTCAATTTTAGATTTGTTTAATTTTGTTACTCTATTTTTCATTTTTTTGATTTTTAAAATGGGTGCAATTAAATACACCCCATATTATTAATTATTTGCCGCTTTATTTTGATTGTGACGGCGTTTTGATCTTATTTGATGTCAATATACACAATGATTTAAAACGTCTCTTACTCCTAATTTTAAAAGAAAATAATTTTTTGAATATTCAAATGCAGAATCTTCTTTATAAGCTCTTTTGTATTCTGAGAAAATCGTTTCTTTGTAATCATCAAAACAACTTAAACAACCATGCAAGTCATAAAGTATCTTTTCGGCTCTTTTTGGGCCAATTCCTTTAATTCCTTTTACATTATCGGAACCGTCACCAACTAACATTTGATACCAAAAATTATACGCTGCTTCACTTTCTGTAACAATTTTCAAACCTTTCATTTCGTTTTGGATTCTTTGTCCCAATTGGTCAACTTCTTTAGACGGTTTACGGTAAAAATCAAAATGTATTCCAGGTATTTGTTTTAGATCTTTGTCAATCGAAATAACAATACAACCATTTTGCCCTAATTCAATCGCTCTATCATGTATCAAATCATCTGCTTCCCATTCATCATGAACAAAAGCAAAATCAGATTTGAGCAAATAAGACCTGACTTTGTTTACCCATTTGTCTTGTGGTTGTTTACGTCTTGTTTTTTTGTAATCACTTACCAAACGGCGACGTATTGAATTTTTACCATAAGTGATAAAATACTCACAAAAAACAATCTCTAATCCATTTTCTAATAAAAACGGTTCCTTTTCAATATCTGCAAATATCTTATCACCCATTTGACAAAGACGGTTAATACATTCGTCAACTATCCATTGTTCGAGCTCTTCACGGGTCTTTCCTTGAGCTATCTTTTGCTTAATGTCCTGAATCTTTACAATTTTGTAAACTGCCTTATAAATTAAGCTATCGTAATCAATAAGACCAATCAAACCGTTCATAATTGTTCAGCTAATTGAAATTCTTTTCTAACTTGACCGTACAAACTTAATAAATCAATGTGTTTTGGACTTGTTAAAAACTTTTTATTATCAGTCATTATTTGCTCAAGTTGCTCCAATGTTTCAGCGTTTTCAATCAGTTCTTTGACGTCAAAATACTCATCACCTTTTTGAAGTTCTTTTGATGCTTCAATGTCATCAGGTTCCCAAACAGAAATACCATTCAATAAATGAGCTAAGTAAAAATTCGCAATCATTCGTACACCGTGAAATCTCATTTTGTTCTTTTTTGCAAAAGACATCGCTTTGGATTTGGTAAGGATTTGATCAGTTGCTTTTACCGTTTCTGTAAATGTTTGGTCTTGAAATTTAGCGACTACAGTAACCCCGTTTTCTGTTTCATTCTCGTAACTTAGTTTTACACCGTGTTTTGCTAATTGAGCAACTAAACCAGCACCCCAAAACCCTATATTACCATTTACGACATAAAGTTGTCCTAATGCTTGCATAGGTTGTAATCCTAATACTTCACCTGCTTTGATAATTACATAGGCTTGTTCAGGTGTTTTGCCTGGGAAAGCTCCGGACTTAATAAATTGAGCCGCCATTTTTAATTCGTAATCTAAAAGAGCGTTCATTTTGGCAATTTCAGGAAACTGTTCCATTTCAGTCATTTTCTCCTTAATGGTAACGGCTTTGTTTTCGCTCTTAACTATTTGTTGTTGAGCTGTCAAAAGCTCTTTTTCAAGCCTTAATGCTTTTTGTTCTAAAGTTTCTATATTTGATTGATGTTCTGACATTACTTTTGATTTTTAAAGTTTTCAATTTGGGTTTCTAAGTCTTTGATTTCAGCGTTCCAAATGTCCATTTTTGAAACAGCTTCAGAAACACCCATTGATAATATGTCACTGCAAGCATCATTTTTTGATACTTTTTCCCCAAATCGCTTTTGTTTTGTTGCCTGATAATCTTTAATTATTTGGTCAACGTCTTTTGAAATTTCAGCATTAACTTTAACGCTGTTACCTTTTGCTATTCGCATGTTTATGATTGTTTATTGATTAATTGTTTAATTATTTCGCCTGAATACTCATTTTTTGTAAGTTCAATAAATTCTAAAACAGAAAGTTTATCTTTTTCTATGTCGATTCCTTTTTGTTTTGCAAACGACATTCTACCTAATTCACAAGACCCAGTTAGCAAATAATGCCATTCAAAAAATAACTTAGCCGAATATTTTTTTGAATATTCAGTAAATTTATTTTTAAATTCTTTTATTTTTTCTTCAACATTCAAATTTGCAAAAACTTTGTCGTTTAGTGCCTTTAATGCTTCTTTTATGGTTGAACCATGCGCAAAATAAGTATTATTTTTTACAATAAAACAATCTGTCATTGTCATATCATAATTTAAAATAAAGCCTTTTGCAATATTGTTTTTAACTTTATGTATTCCGGTGTTTATTCTGTCTATTTTGTAGATAGTTATATTATTTATTGATTTAAAACCGTCACCGTCACCGTAACCGTAACCGTCACCGTAACCGGAACCGTCACCGGAACCGGAACCGTAACCGTAACCGTAACCGTCACCGTAACCGTAACCGGAACCGGAACCGTCACCGTCACCGGAACCGTCACCGGAACCGTAACCGTCACCGTCACCGTAACCGTCACCGTCACCGTCACCGTAACCGGAACCGTCACCGTAACCGGAACCGTAACCGTCACCGGAACCTAATTTTATAAATTTTTCTATTGCTTCCATTCTGGTTTGCTTTCGATTGAAATAATAGATTTTTCACTACACGGCAATATTTGAATTGCGTCGGTAACTACTCCTAACTTAACTACTTGTGTTATTTTTGATGAATCGTTCAATCCGTCAATACTAATTTGCTCAACGGTTTTTGCTCCTGAAAAATACCATATTTTTCTGAAATTTTCTAATTCGGCAGTTTGTCCAGAAATAGATTTCAATGTTCCGAAAAATACTCCAGAACGATCGCAACGTACAATTACTTTTGTGTTTAACATTTTATATTAATTTATTGATTACTTAAAAAAGCGGCTCAACGGTGCAATTGAGCCGCAAAGGTTGGTTTAATTAATTTTGAATTAATCTTTGCATTTTATAAATACCAGAAGAAATATCTAAATACTCTTTATAATATTGCGCTCTTTCTAATTTGCTAATACTTTTGTCTTTGACTAATTCTAGTAATTCTTTAGCTATATTTTTTCCTTTTTCTATATCTTGATTGATTGAATAAGAAGTTGTCATTTTAAAATATTTTTATTTGTTTACTAATGTAGTACAAAGATAATACTTTATATTAATTAATCTACTTTTTTATAATTATTTTTCATTATTTTTGTAATTATTTTTCATAACAATAAAAAAAGGCCGTCAATACTTAAATCAACGACCCTTCAAATCAAAAAAAAACAAAACTTAAACTCTTTCTTTAAATATTGTAATCTCTTTAATTCTGGTTAGATTGTTTTCTATCTCATCCAAATAACGATTCATTTTTTCATTATTTGAATTAATAAATATCCCTGTAATAAAGGCCATATACAGCATTTTTAAAAGGTTATAAAATGGGTTTAAAAATTTCATCGCTCTAATTTACGTTTTATATCTTCTAAAGCTGTGATTATAGCTTCATCTTTAGATTCGTTGTGGTTTTTAATTTCCGCTAATTTCTGGCACACTACATCTAAAGCATCATGAGTTTTGTCAATTAGCTTATCTATGTATTCCTGCTTTCGCTCATTTTGCTTATAAAAATAAGCTATTGCGGTTATTAGCATAAAAATTACAAAACCCCAAACTAAAGGGCTATAAGGATTCAGGTTTAATACCTGCTCTGGGGTCAATTCACTCATTTAATTTAATTTAAAATTTTTGCATATTACAACGGATGCAAAAAAATACGGACACCGTTTAAGATGTTCGTAAAATTACTTCTTAGTCTTTTCTTTTTCGAGTAATCCAGATGTACGTGACCCTTGTAAAGCGACCCAAACAAAAAGAACAACCTGGGATATTCTTTGTGCTGATTCACCTAAAAGTTCCTGAGCATATTGCGTTTCAAGTCCTGCAATTAACATTGTCAGAATCAATATAATTAATCCTGCAACTTTAGGACTTTTGGCCTTAAACTTATCGAATAAATTTGCCAAAATGTTTGTTAAAAAATCCATGATATTTAAAATTTAAAAGGTTAAAAATTATTGAATTGTTATAAGTTGATAAGAAAACACATTACTTGCACATCGGTCACCGTTTATAACACTGACCCCCACACTATCTAAATTAAAGTAATGAGTATAAGAAAAACGCTTTTTTACTTTGCCGCAATCATGGTCAGGATATGGTTCTGATCTTGTACCCCGTTTTAAGGTCTCAAAGTTGTTTGGATTATTCACTGCCAACTGATTATAATCAGTATCAGGTAAATAAGAATATGTATTACCGAGTATAGATTCTGCATAGATTCTGTTTGATTGTTTTGTGCTTCCATCTTTAAAGTAGTAAGTTATATTATAAATGTCAAACTCAGTGTCCCATGCTCCGGCGTTTGGCTCTGATATTCTAAAGTATTTCACACTATCCAATCTTTGAATATTTATAACCGTCTGTGGATAACCCTGTTTAAAAGGATCATACTCAACTTGCGAAGTGACAAATTGAAAAGCGTTTTGTCCACCGTCTCTAAATCCCCCAAATTCGATGGAATTAAAATCATCTATTGAAAAGTACTTTTTTGATTGTACTATTTCAGTGTTTTCTGTTTTGGCAAGTTCATCTTTGAGACAACCGAGAGTGAATACAAGTAATCCGGTAATGGCTGTGATAAAAATTAATGGCTTCATTTTAATGTATCTTTTAGTGATTTATAAATTGTTTTTTCTTTTTCTGTATGTGGAGTTGCTGCATTAACAATTATGTCTGTCAATCGTGATGAACCCAGTATAGTTAATACTTCACCTGCTTTTATTATGGTTGTATCAACCTTATCAGACCACCCCCAATCTTTACCTAAATAATTTAAGGTTGAACCACCATATGTCTTATCGGGTGGTCCATGAAGAACACAACAACCAATTACCCCACACCAATTTGAAGAAAAATAATTGTCAGTATTCGTTTTAATGACTTCCTTTGGTTTTTCTTTTGGCTCAATGTGATAATGAATATGACAGCTTGCAAGTCCAAAAAATAGTAATAAAATTAATGGTTTCATATTTGAATATTTTAAAGGTTAATTGATTCTTTGTACTAAAAATAATGTCTGGTTAACACTCTGATCTGTTATACTATTTGTGTACCTTGTGTCGAAATAATCCCCTGATGTTACATTTAATATAAATCCATCAAAGCCTTCTCCGTATGTTGTATTTGCGATTACATTTTGACAATGTATTATGGAATAAAATGCCCCAGTACTTGCGTTTCTAAACAATCCTAAAGATGTATATCCATTATCAGTGGCACTTGATGCAAAATACCCAGTTAATGACACTTTTACTGTACCTGTAAAATTGCATGTGATGCGCCCTGTGCCTGTATTGGTTGTAAAATTTCCTGATCCGTCATCTGATGCGGCATTATAAGACGAGAATAATGTATATGTACCTGTCTCTGATATTGAATATTGTCCGTTTCCAAACAGTTGTCCGTATTGTGAAGATTCAGATACTATCGTAGGATTCCCAGAAACACCGTCACCATTTGTAACCGCTATCCCATTTCCAGCTGTAATAGTCCTGGCAGATACGTTACCCGATGATGTACGTGCTATCAATCCATTACTTGCAAGGTTGTGGACTGCTAAGGCTTGACCTGTCAGACCTAAAGCACCGGACGATAAGGCAATCCCATTTCCTACACTACCATTTGCCAGATCCCCATCTCCGTCACTCCCTACCCATGATGTAGGTGTATCTGTGGTAAGGTCTGTTATTCTTACTTCGCCTGTGACGTGTAGCGTTCTGGATGGTGCCGTATTTTTAATACCAAGTCCTGTAGCGTCCATTCTCATAATTTCAGACCGTGCATTACTCAATCCGCCATATCTGTAAAATGCTAAATCGGCAGTAGGGGAACCCCCTACAGCACCTATGCCTGGAGCACTATTAAAATATCCTGAATTTTCAAAATTTGGATCACCTAAGTATAATTGAGCACCTGTAGATTGATATACTCCTAAATGACCTCCGCTTGTGTGAAGTTTTAAAAGTGGTGTAGATGTGGAAATACCAATTTTACTATTGTCATCATACATTATAGAATTTTCAATGGCTGTAGTTCCGTTAAATCTTGGAATATAATTATCTGTACCCGATCCTGAAATAGTAGCTGTTGGTAATGTCGTTGTGCTTAAATCACCGTCACTATCCGCAATTACCATTCTATTGCCCGACCCCGCAAGACCTGTGAACCGTCCATTGCCTGTTACGTGTAATTGTGCTGCCGGACTTGTATTACCCATCCCCACAAAACCACTTCCATCCGTCCCTTTAATAAATATGGCAGGATTTGTATTTCCGGCTGTTTTAAAAATAATATCCCCAGCTACATCTCCATTTACACCAGCTACATTTGTATTAAAATTTATACCTGCACTTGTTCCAAGCGTACTAAACAGAAACTTATTTTGTAAACTGGGGTTAGCGTAATTTGTAGGCAAATAATCCAATGTTCCAACAGTAGAACCAGCACTATTTTTAAATGCAAACCCATTAATGGCAGATGTCCCTGTGTTTGCATTTTGTATTGTAAAACCTCTATTATATGAATTGTCATCATAAGCTAAATTCATTAATCCTGATGATTCATAAAACAATGAATTACCTAATGTTGAACCTGATGTAAATTTTGGCAAATAATTATTAGTCCCCGATCCCCCAACCTTACTATTAAAAGTGCTCCAATCGGTACTCGTCAAATGACCCGATACAGATGTAGAAGCCGCAGGGATTGATATATTTGGCGTAGATCCCCCGGACGAAGCTAATGGACTTGATGCCGTCACAAATGATATACCGCCACTGGCAGCGGCCCAAGACCATGCACCCGCACCATTGCTTGTCAACACCTGACCTGATGACCCTGCACTGTTACCACTGTCATATATCGCACCCCTTAGTCTGGTGTCTCCATTTACATCAAGTAATCTTGTGGCATCTGTGATCCCTATCCCTACCTGCTTACCTGAGTTAAATGTTCCTGTACTATTCCAGCTTATGACATCGCCTGACAGCTCTGCCCAAGTGAGGGGACTGGTCGGTATGGCCTGTGTATTTAGCAATCCATCACTATCCACAATTACCATCTTTGTCGCTCCGAATGGTGTCGGTGACGGGGTGATATCTGCGTCAAGGCCACTGATCAAAGCCATACCTTGTACATGCAGCCCGTAATTCGGTGTCGAAGTACCTATACCAAGTCTAACATTGGTATTATCCCAATAAAGATTCGACGTAGAAGTGATAGAACCTACTCCTGAGAAATATGGAACCCGTCCGGCTACTCCGGAACCGCCTATTTTATTATTGAATGTCGTCCAGTCTGTGGACGTAAGTAATCCCCTATTTGTCACTGATGACGACGGTACATTGAGTGTAAAAGTACCTGATGATGTGATGGGAGATCCACTGACATTGATATCTGTGCCTGATGTACCTGTAGTCAATGCTGCTGATGTTACTGTGCCTGCTCCTATCCCGTCGGCTCCTTTAATATTTGCTGTCACACTCCATGTGCCTGAAGCCTTTACATATACGTCTCCATTGGCGTCATTAAGGTAGTAATCCCCGTTGACACCCAAGCCGCCGGATGGCACTCCTGTACCGTCATACCATGTACTTCCATCTGCTCCGGCTGGGCCTGTTGCTCCAGTGGCTCCTGTGGCTCCGGTTGCACCCGTCGGACCTGTGGCTCCCGTCGGCCCCGTTGCGCCCGTTGCACCTGTGGCTCCTGTCGGGCCTGTGATGTCGTCGATGTCTATTAGGTTTGTCCATGACACATCACCTACATATCGCCATTGTATAAATGTACCTGTATTTTGAAGTTCGACTTCTCTTCCATCGTCACCGTCCAAT